GCTGGATGGCTTATCATGCAGTAGTTGGTATTATAGGTAGGTTCTTTTGAAAGTAGCAGTATTAAATGACACACATTGCGGTATACGTAACTCTTCCGAAATCTTTCTCAACAATGCAGCAAAGTTTTACTCAGAAGTCTTTTTTCCTTACTGTGAAGAAAACGGGATCGAGCAAATCTTACACCTCGGGGATTATTACGACCACAGGAAATTTGTAAACTTTAAAGCGCTCAACCACAATCGTAAACATTTTCTAGATCCTCTTCGTAAGCTTGGCATGAAGATGGATATTATTCCAGGAAATCATGATACATACTACAAAAATACAAACGACCTTAATTCTTTGAAAGAATGTCTAGGTCATTATATGAATGAAATTCATATTATAATGGAACCTAGAGTGATGGAATATGGCTCATTAAAGATTGCGCTTCTCCCTTGGATCAATCCTGAAAACTATGAGTCATCGATGACGTTCATTCGAGATTGCAAAGCTGACTGGCTCGGCGGCCATCTCGAATTGAACGGATTCGAAATGATGCGTGGTATTAAGAACACGCATGGCATGGATCATAAAACATTTTCTCGATTTGAAATGGTTTTAACTGGTCATTATCATGCAGCATCACGTCAAGACAATGTATGGTACCTTGGTAGTCAAATGGAATTCTTTTGGTCAGATGCACATGATCCTAAGTATTTTCATGTCATTGATACCGAAACTCGTGAGATAGAAAAAATAAGAAATCCTTACACTTTATTTGAAAAAATAGTGTACAATGACGACAAAATGGATTATAATAACTATAATGATATAGAAAAACTTGATCATAAGTTTGTTAAAGTAGTTGTTGTAAATAAATCTGACACATTTACATTTGATAGATTTATTGATAGAATACAAAATCAGAATATACATGAACTAAAAATTGCTGAAAACTTTCAAGAGTTTCTTGGCGAAAATATTGAAGATGAGAAAATTAATTTTGATGATACTCAAGAAATTGTTGACTCTTACATTGACGCAGTTGACACAGACTTAGATAAAAGCAAAATTAAGATTCAAGTACGTGAACTCATGACTGAAGCACAAGCTCTGGAATTTGCATGATTATTTTTAAAGCTCTTAGATACAAGAATTTCTTGTCATCTGGAAATACTTTTACTGAAATTCAACTTAATAACGACCGCACAACTTTAGTTGTAGGTCATAACGGTGCTGGTAAATCAACTATGCTTGACGCTATTTCGTTTGGCTTATTTGGTAAAGCACATAGAAATATTAACAAAGCTCAACTTGTAAATTCTATCAATTCAAAATCCTGCTTAGTAGAAGTAGAATTTTCTGTAGGTGGAAATCAATTCAAAGTATGTCGAGGTATTAAACCAAACGTATTTGAGATTTGGAAGAATGGCACGATGATTAACCAATCATCTCATTCAAAAGAATATCAAAAAATTCTCGAACAGAATATCTTAAAGTTGACTCATAAATCTTTTCATCAAGTAGTTGTATTAGGTAGCTCTTCGTTTATTCCTTTTATGCAACTTCCTGGTGGCCACCGGCGTGAAGTCATTGAAGATCTTCTTGACATTAACGTATTCTCAAAGATGAACATACTCCTAAAGGAACGAAATGCACAGTTAAAAGATAATCTCAAACAGATAGACTATAACATAGATATCGTGAAAACTAAAATTGAATCTCAAAAGAAGTATATTCGCGATATCGCAGCACTAACTGAAGAGAATCGAAAGGATTATGAATCTAGGATACATGCGTCGCAGAGTGTCATCGATGAACTACAGGCTGAGAATAGTGAGCTTAGCCTCGGACTCGATGAATCTGTATCAGAAGCCGAACAAAGGATGCAACTGCTATCGGATAGGAAGCAGAGTTTACTCCTCAGAGGTCAAGATAGGCAATCGGCTATCCGCGACCTCGGCAAGCGGATCACCTTTTTCGAAGAGAATGAGACGTGTCCCGTTTGCGACCAAGCCATTTCAGACGGCCATAAATCTGAGATTTTATTATCAACACAAGCAGATAGGGATGGGCGGAAGGCAGAGATTAAGCAAATTGGAGAAGAAGGCCAAGGAGTGGAATCGGAGATTAAAGAGCAAACTAGCATACTTTCAACGCTTCGAGATCGGGTACATAAACTCACTGCCAACTCGAAAGAAATATCAAAACTGCAAGCGACTATATCTGATTACCGGTCGCATATAGAAAAAGAAATCGGTACGGATCTAACTCAGGCTCGTACCGATCTAGCTCAATTTGAAGATAACAGAAGTGATCAACTTGAAAGTAAGATGAAGATCTCTGAAGAGTTTAACTACAATGCTGTTATTGTAGAAATGCTAAAGGATACTGGAATCAAGACAAAGATTATCAAGCAGTATTTGCCTGTTATGAACAAACTTGTAAATCAGTATCTACAAATACTTGACTTCTTTGTTCACTTTCATCTTGACGAATCATTTCAAGAAGTAATTCGTTCTCGCCATAGAGATGAATTTACTTATGATTCCTTTAGTGAAGGTGAGAAACAACGAATCGATTTAGCTCTTCTCTTTACTTGGAGACAGGTAGCAAAGATGAAGAACTCTGTATCGACTAATCTTTTGCTACTTGATGAAACGTTTGACTCAAGTCTTGATCATGAAGGAGTAGAAAATCTACTAAAGATTCTTTATACTCTTGGCGATGATACAAACGTTTTTGTTATATCTCACAAAGGTGAGATTCTAGATGGCAAGTTTAATAACAAACTTGAGTTTGTGAAAGAAAAGAACTTTAGTAAGATGAAAAGTAGTGTACAAGCCGATGAACTTATGGTATAATAATATTAATCTTTTGGAGGTATATAATGGAATTAAATGAAAACACTCTTTCGGTATTGAAGAATTTCTCTTCAATCAATCAAAATCTTTTGGTTCGGCAAGGTAACACTGTTCGAACTATGTCAGAAGCTCGTAATGTTATGGCTACTGCGTCACTGGAAACTGAGTTTCCTCAAGACTTTGGAGTCTATGACTTAAACGAATTTATTGGAGTACTTTCTTTAGTAGATGGCCCACGGCTTTCTTTCGAAGAAGAATGTGTTACTATTGGAGATTCTACTGGTAGATCTAAAGTAAAATACTTTTTCTCTCCAGAAGAAACTTTAACCACTCCAACAAAAAATATTAACATGCCAGATGCTGATGTAAAGTTTACGCTTACTGCAGACACTCTTAACAAATTACGCAGAGCAGCATCAACTCTTGGTCATACAGAGGTTTCCATTACTGGAAATAACGGTGTACTTAGTTTGTCGGTCATTGATGGACAAAACTCTACATCAAATGCATTCTCAATCGATATTGATGGAGAATATAATCGAGATGCAAAGTTTAACTTTGTGTTAAATATAAGTAATCTCAAATTGCTTGCTGGCGATTATGAGGTAGAAATTTCTTCAAAGCTCATTTCTAAATTTGCGCATAAAGAGGTTAACGTCTCTTATTGGATTGCTTTGGAAAAGACATCAACGTACGGAGTATAATATGTCAGATAAAAAAGAAGAACCGGATAAGTTTGATCACTTGATGACACTTGCAAATCAAGTATCACGTTCTACAGTAGCAGTAGTTGATGCTATGACGCAACGTGGTGCATTCAAAGGTGAAGAGCTTTCTACTATTGGAAAACTTCGCGATGACGCAGTTCAAGTTATTCAAGTCGTAGAGAATATTCAACAAGAAAAAGCAATGGAATCTGATTAAAATTTACATTTCTTTCTTTGATTTTTTTATATTATGTGAGGTGTAGATGACTAATGATTTTCTATGGGTTGAAAAGTATCGACCAAAAACAATTGCTGAGACTATTTTACACGATAGTCTTAAAGCTACTTTCCAAAAGATTGCAGATACCGGTGAGATGCCTAACATGCTTTTCACCGGTACTGCTGGAACTGGTAAGACTACAGTAGCTAAAGCACTTTGTAATCAAATGAATCTTGATTATATTATGATCAATGGTTCAGAAGATGGCAATATTGACACTCTTCGTGGTAAGATTAAACAATTTGCTTCTACTGTTTCTTTGCAAGGTGGAGTCAAAGTTGTCATCCTTGATGAGGCTGATTATCTTAATCCGCAATCAACACAGCCGGCTCTTCGCGGCTTTATCGAAGAATTTTCAAATAACTGTCGATTCATTCTAACTTGTAACTTCAAGAATAGAATCATTGAACCTCTACACTCTCGTTGTGGTGTTTATGAATTCAACACTACAAAGAAAGATATGGCTGTTCTTATGCAGCAAATGTTCGAACGTTCATGTAATATTCTTGACCAAGAAGAAGTTGAATACGATAAAAAAGATTTATTGCCACTTGTATCGAAGTTTGCACCTGATTGGAGAAGAGTACTTAATGAACTTCAAAGACGTGCTGTTTCTGGGGATATGGCTGGGAATGTGTCTAGTTCTATTGGAGCCATTGATGATCTATTTGTTCACCTAAAACAAAAAGACTTTAAGAAGATGCGGTCTTGGGTTGTGAATAATATAGATATAGACGCAACTGCAATTTTTCGTGGTGTATACGATAAGATGCTAGAAAAAGTTGATCCACAATCGATTCCACAGCTTGTGCTCATTCTTGCAGATTATCAGTATAAGCATGCATTTGTAGCTGATCACGAACTCAACATAGTTGCGTGTCTTACGGAGGTTATGGCAAATGTCAAATTCAATTAGACTAACAATGTACACTCAAACAGATTGTGTATACTGTGAAATTATGAAACACAAGCTCGATTCTTGGGGTTATCAATATGATGTTGTAAATCTTAGCGTAAGACCAGAAGCAAAAAGTTTCATGAAAATTGCCGGTCATAAAACTGTGCCTCAACTCTATTGGAATAAAACTCATCTCAACAAAGTTGACACAGCAGATTTTACTAAAGAACAACTGGAAGAACAGTTAGAATGGGATAGCTATGTTGGAGGAGTGGAGAACTTCTGATAGAACTGATAAGACTAGTTTAATACTTACACTTTTAGTAGCTATTATTTCTAGTTTTTTCTTAAGCTTCGATGGTATGGTAATACTATGCCTTACTTTATACATTTCACTTCGTTGGTTGCAAAGACCGTGGACACCTTATGATGACAAATCCATTCCAATATTTGAACGCCATAAACGACACCAAGAAAAACATTATGATTGATGATATTACTGAGAAAGACTATAATTCATTTATGGTCAATCGAGGATTATCATATTTCCAAGACACTATCTTATTTGCTAATGAGATGAATCGCCACCACCACCTTGATAACCGCTTACAATTCGACTTTCTTATAAATATAATACGAAAGCGGAAAAGATTCTCTAAGTGGATGAAACCTGAAACCGCTAGTGACGTGGAAGTAGTTAAAGAATATTATGGCTATAGCAATGAAAAAGCCCGCCAAGTCTTGACCCTTCTCACATCTGAACAGATAAATGATTTAAAGAAGAAGGTTTACAAAGGTGGAAGAAAATAAACTTGTAGAGTGGACTCCAGGATCGATGTTGGAGATTACACTAAATGAACCAGATGATTTCTTAAAGGTTCGCGAAACTCTGACACGTATCGGTGTCGCCTCAAGAAAAGATAATAAGCTATATCAATCATGCCATATTTTGCATAAGCAAGGCAGATATTTTATTGTGCATTTTAAAGAATTATTTTTGCTTGATGGAAAGAAGTCTAATCTTGAAGAGAACGACATTGCACGCAGAAATACTATAGCTCAACTCATGAGTGATTGGGGTTTGATTAGTATTGATAGCGGCAAGAAGGTAGAACCTCTCGCTCCAATGAGACAGATTAAGATCATTCCATTCAAAGAAAAAAATACTTGGGAACTTTGTCCGAAATACAACATCGGAAACAAGTAACTTATATAAATAGATTTCGGATGCCGCATGGTGCGGGTCCACTATAACCTTGCTTAATTGGAGGCAAATATGACTGGAACATTCGCATACCCGCGAAACGCATTTCTTGGTTTCGACCACATCTTCGATCAACTGGAGAATATTCACCAGCATTCGAAGGATACCTATCCACCACATAATGTCGTAAAAGACGAAGAGATGAAATACACTCTTGAACTAGCAGTGGCTGGATTTAAACGAGAACATATCGATATTGAAGTCAAGGATCATATCCTAACTATCAATGGTAACCGACCACAGCGTCGTGAACAAAGTTCGTATGTTCATAAAGGTATTAGTGCTCGTAACTGGAAAAAGTCATTTAGACTGTCCGAATATACGGAAGTAAGTGGCGCTGATCTTGTAGACGGAATCCTGACAGTAAAATTGGAAGTCGTTCTACCTGAAGAAAAGCGGCCTCGTAAAATCACAATCGGTTCATACGAGGAAACAAATGACAACACTAGCTCTGAACTACTCACGGAATCTGCTTGACGCGATTTCAAATTTCTTCAATTCAATTGCTACAGCAGCAATGGTATCACGGCAAATGGAAGCTAACTTAAAACTAGCACATATGCTAAAACACGAATATCCAGGCGAATCTTATGAGGGTATCGTGGCTATTCTAAACCAAAAGACTGTAGGGGAGTACTATAAATGATTGCAGTACTCAAAAAATTGTTTACTCTCGATATTAAAAGGGGAAGACCTCTATTAAAATATCGTGAAGCAAACTACACACTTGCAGAACTTGAGCGTAGACTTAACGCTGAAATCCAAGGTTATGGAACAAGATACTAATGTGGCCGTACAATGAAGAAGAACGTGACTTCTTAAGCTAATAAATAAAAAGGAGCAACAAAACTTGCTCCTTTTTTCTATAAATTTTTTGTAAAGGGAATGACATGAATATTGACGAACTAAGAGAACAACTAAAAATCGATGAGGGAGTTAAATATGAAATATATCTCGATCATCTCGACCTTCCTACTTTTGGCATTGGTCATCTGGTTAGGGACGACGATCCAGAATATGGGCAACCAGTCGGAACAGAAATTTCAGAAGAACGAGTCAATGAATGTTTTGACAGAGACGTCGAAATCGTGCTAGATGACTGTAGGATTTTGTATCCAGACTTTGATGATTTGCCGGAAGAAGTCCAACAGATTGTAGCGAACATGATGTTTAACATGGGTCGACCTCGCCTTTCTAAATTCAAAGGAATGAAACGTGGAGTAGACGCGCAAGATTGGAATGCCGCGGCAGATGAAATGGTTGATAGTGCATGGTATCGACAAGTTACAAATCGTGCAGACAGACTTGTAGAAAGAATGAGATCTATCGCATAAAAAGGTGTACAAACTCTGTGAAATAAGGTATAATTATATTATGTTGTTGGAGGTTGTATGTCGTTTTACACATCTGTAGTTCGCTACAGTAATTATATGTTTTACCGTGGCTATGATAAGAATGGCCAGCGTGTAATTAGAAAAGATCATTTTTCGCCTACATTCTACGTTCCGTCGAAAAAAGACACGGGCTGGTCTGGTTTAGATGAGGCGCAGATCGGCCCGGTCAGTTTCGAAAACATGCGGGAATCTCGAGCTTGGCTCGATCAATATAAAGACGTGTCTGGATTTAAGATCTATGGCACTACTAATTACATCCATCAGTATATCACAGAAAAGTTTCCACGAGAAATTGAATTTGATCGTGACATGATCAATGTATCTACAATTGATATTGAAACAGAATACGGTGATGGATTTCCAGAGCCTTCTTTAGCAAATCAAAAAATCACTGCTATTACTCTTAAGAATAATATTGATAATATTTACTGGGTTTGGAGTTATGGTGATTATGATGAAAAATCTGCTTTAATCAAACCTGTAAGATATACTAAGTGTGAAGATGAAGAACATCTCTTACTTCATTTTCTAGACTTTTTCTCATCACAAGAAAAATGTCCTGATGTTATCACTGGCTGGAACGTAAGATTTTTTGATATTCCTTATCTAGTAAATCGTGTGTCTAAACTTTTAGGTTTAGAGCAAGTAAAAAAGTTTTCGCCTTGGGGTCTAATTGAGCATAGAAAAGTCGTGCGTCGAGGTAAAGAGGATGAAACATATGACTTGCGTGGTATTCAAACTTTAGATTATATGGAGCTATTCCAAAAGCTTGGTTATTCGTATGGTCCTCAAGAATCATACTCTCTTAATCATATTTCGTCTGTAGTTCTTGGCGAAAAGAAATTATCCTTTGAAGAAGCAGGTTCTCTTAAAAATCTGTATAAAGAAGATTTTCAAAAATACATTGACTATAACATGAAAGATGTACAGTTAGTTGATCGCCTTGAAGATAAAATGGGTCTTATCACTTTAGCTATGACTATGGCGTACAAAGGTGGTGTCAATTATATGGACACCTTTGGCACAACTGCTATATGGGAATCGATTATATATCGAAAGCTTTTATCTCAAAAAACTGTTCCACCAGTCAATGCAAATCCTAGTATTAAAAAACCATTTGCAGGTGGATATGTTAAAGAGCCTCAAGTTGGTATGCATGACTGGGTTGCGTCCTTTGATTTGAATTCGCTGTATCCTAATATTATTGTTCAGTGGAACATGTCACCTGAAACTATTGTATCGCAATCAGAAGAAGAAGGTGTACATCATTATCTTAACTCAAAAGAACCAGTTAAATCACCTTATGCTGTAGCAGCTAATGGTTCTACGTATAGAAAAGATAAAGATGGTGTTATTCCTAATATCATTATTGATTATTATGATGAACGGCGCTCTATCAAAAATATGATGCTTGCATGTAAATCTGAATATCAGAAGAATAAAACAGTTGAACTTGAAAAAGAAATCAATAGATATGAAAACCAGCAAATGGCCATTAAGATTCTTATGAATTCTCTTTATGGTGCACTAGGTAATCAATACTTTCGATATTTTGATATAAGAATTGCTGAGGCAGTAACTCTTACCGGTCAACTTGCTATTCAGTGGGCAGAACGAGCATTAAATAAATCTGTAAATGAGATAATGAAAACAGATAAAGACTATGTCATTGCTATTGATACCGATTCTTTGTACGTTAGCTTTGGTAGCATGATAGAAAAGCTAAAGCCAAAACAGCCGGCTCAATTTCTAGATAAAATTTGCAAAGAACACTTTGAACCTCTCTTTGCAAAATCTTACGATAATCTTTTTACTCATATGAATTGTCATAAATCTCGTATGGAAATGGGCCGTGAAGTAATTGCAGATCGTGGCATTTGGACTGCAAAGAAAAGGTATATCTTGAATGTGCACAATAACGAAGGTGTACAGTATGCTGAACCTCAGCTTAAGATTATGGGTATTGAAGCAATCAAATCATCTACACCCGAAGTATGTCGTTCTAAGTTTAAAGAAATATTTAAAGTGATTATTTCAGGAAGTGAAGCTGATACTCAAAAATTTATAGAAGATTTCAAAAAAGAATTTTGTTCGTTACCTGCAGAAAAAATTGCCTTTCCTCGCTCTGTTACTAACATTCGTGATTGGAGTGATAGAAAACTTATTTACAAGAAAGGTACCCCAATTCACGTCAGAGGATCGCTTCTATATAATAAGAAGCTTAAAGAATTAAGCTTAACTAAAAAATATGAATTGATTGCAAATGGCAATAAGATAAAATTTATGTATCTTAAACTTCCTAATCCTATTAAAGAAAATGTTGTAGCATTTCCAGATTATTTTCCAAAAGAGTTTCAGCTTGAAAAATATATAGATTATGATCTACAATTTGATAAAACTTTTGTAGATCCTCTTCGTCTTATTCTTGATGCAGTCGGATGGCATACAGAACAACAAGTTACACTGGAAGATTTTTTTGCATAATATGTTAAATAATGGTTTACATTCTAAGAACAATGGAGTATAATAATACTATGAGTAAAGATTGGGTAAAAGATATAAATGATATGCATCGTAAGTTTAGCGTACACTCGTGGACGTCAGAACAGCTCGTTGCTGGCGATAAGCAAAAGCTACAAAAGTTTCTTGACTTTAGAATTAAATTCTTGCAAGAAGAATTAAATGAAACTGCAAAAGCCGTTAATGAAAAAGATCCTGAAGAAATCGTTGATGGTTTGATTGATTTGTGTGTTGTAGCTATTGGCACTCTTGATGCATTTGGAATTGATGCATATAAAGCATGGGATGAAGTACATAATGCAAACATGTCTAAAGAACCAGGAATCAAAGAATCACGTCCTAACCCGCTCGGGTTACCAGACCTTATCAAGCCTGAAGGCTGGAAAGGTCCAGAACATCGAGGAAATCATGGGTATTTCACTAACAGTTTTTAATTCAATATTTGATAATAAAACTGACAAATGCATGGATCTAGAAAATTTTGATGCATTTGAAAAATTTCTATATAAACTTTCAGAAGAACCTAAGCAGTCTAAGAAAGCGGCTGTGCTAATATCTCCTGCAACGTACCAGCCGGATACTACTCGAGCAAATGCAAATGTTGTTGAGTGGGCCGGCTGGTGTTGTGTAGATGTTGACGAATACAAACCAAACGGAGATTTGCAAGATGACTTATGTAATCGCTTTTCTAGCTATCGCTTCATTTGTTATAGCACTGCTAGCAGTACATTGGATTCGCCTAAGTTCAGAATGGTGTTCCCTTTGCGAGAACGAATTGGAAGTGACAAAATCAGACATTTCTGGCATTCTCTTAACACAGAACTCGGAGAACTTGGTGACGTCCAAACTAAAGACTTATCACGCATGTACTATATCCCTGCGCAATATGCTGGTGCTTTCAACTTTATTTTCAGTCATGATGGCGACGCACTTGATCCTACAAGTCTTATGAGGAAACATCCTTATGCCGAAAAAGCAAACCTTAACAGCTTCTTTGACAGACTCCCAGAAAAAATCCAAAATCAAATCATCGAACACAGAAAAGGAAGAATGGATAACACTAATGTGGTGTGGTCGTCCTATCGCGATTGTCCCTTCTTTCCACGTAAACTCGAAGCAGAATACAGACTCATCAGTAATACCGGATGGTATCACAAAATGTATCAAATAATGGTTGCTATTGCTGGTAATGCAATCAAGCAACAGTATCCTATCACTGCATCTGAGATTGCTAAGATGTGTCAAGAACTTGATCTAGAAACTGGCAATTGGTATAAGAATCGTCCACTTGATAAAGAAGCAGATCGTGCTCTTGAATACGTTTATAAAAATATATAGGTGAAATATGGATTATGAAGCATTTGTATATCGATACACAAATAAGATAAATGAAAAAAAATACTTAGGTTATCATAAAGGTAGTATCCATGATGGATATGACACTTCTTCTACATCTAAAGAAATGAATGATGCCTTTGGTCGTGGTGAACTAGTACGTGAAATTATTGATACTGGTTCTGTTAAAGATATGATTGCGTTGGAGAGAAAAATGCTACTTGAAGTGGATGCACGAAATAACGATGAATACTATAATAAATCAAATGGTGGTGGATCAGAATTAAAAAACTTTATTAAACCTTCGCTTGATACACTTCAAGAAAATATCATCTACAAACAATATCCTGTTGAGATGGTGCAGAAAGAAGTAGTGGCAGCTTATAAGAAATTTCAAGTTCGTTTTAACGAGATTGATTCTCAGCATGCAAAAACTTTGCGTGATAAGATTGATGATTTGAACGGTGATACCAGCGATTTCGAACCAGTACATGTTCTTTTAGACTATTTTGGTAAAGACGAACATCTTCTTCTAGATGGTAACCACAGAGTAATCGCGACAATGAATTCTAAGCGCGCTCAATTTATTCCAGTGCAATACATACCTAAGAATGCTTGGTCTCCGTTCAATAAGCTAGAGCTAAAAACTTTAGCAAATAGACTTAATCCTTTACCAGATAAACCTGCGCTTTCGGCGAATAAAGATGATGCAGTAAAATTTTTGATTGAGAGATACGAAGATGGTGAAGGTGTAGATGTAAAGTCTGACCAGAATGCAGAAGAATTATTAAAATGGGGTTTTACTAAAAAACAAATCAGTGCATATATGAAGATTGCTCAGAAAGAGATCGATAATTTTACTACAATTCCTAATGGTGCGGTGTGGATTAATTGGCCGGTAACTCGAAATAAAGAATTAAAGAGTAGAGTTGAACAAAATAGAGATAAAAATACTATGGCAATCTCTGCATCTTCTGGCGGTTTTCGTTTAGATACGTTGCTAAAAGAATCCACCTACCACTTGACAAAAACAAGAGCAGTAGTTGTAATGTATCATCCAAATGCTTCTGCTCAGATACAGTGGTTCAAAGAATACTTACCTCAATATGAAAAAATCTTGAAACACCGCTTAAAGGATTTTAACGTGAGCTTTCAATATTGTGAAACTATTGCATATGCTGGTTTACAAGACTCAGCAAATGTGGTATAATATATCTACAATGGAGAAATCAATGAAATCAGTTAAAGAACGTGAATCCGTAAAGGTTCTCGAAGAATGTATTGAACTACAAAAACGTAAAGGTGAAGACTATCAGTCTGCTAAATCTAACGTAGTACAAGCAATGCATTATCGTCGTGGTGTAGATACAATCTATGATATTATGCATGGTAAAATGATGCGTGCTGCATCCTTACTTGAATCTGGTCAAGAGCCTAATCACGAATCACTCGAAGATACATTTAAAGATCTAATTAACTATGCTTCATTTGCTGTATCATATATGCGTGGTACAATGGATGGACAAGATCCTGAAAACGACATGTTTAATAGGCCAAAGAAATGAAGATAGGTTTAACTGCTAGTACTTTTGATTTACTTCATGCTGGTCATGTTGCAATGCTAAGAGAAGCAAAATCTCAATGTGACTACTTAATTTGTGCCTTACAAGTAGATCCAACACTTGACCGTGCCACAAAGAATGCACCGGTGCAAAGCATCGTTGAAAGACAGGCACAATTAGCAGCAATTAAATATGTTGATGAAGTATTAATTTATTGTACAGAAGCCGATTTACTTGATATAATAAACATGTACCCAATTAATGTACGAATACTCGGAGAAGAGTATAGACAGAAAGATTTTACTGGTAAAGATGAATGCCGTAATCGAGGTATAGAATTATATTTTAACAAACGAGATCACAGATTCTCGTCTAGTGACTTAAGGGAGAGAGTACGTGCAGCTAACAACCGTAAGTGATATTAGAAACTATTTTATTGGAGAACTAAATGACGGAGCCTTCACAACTGACAAAACCGGTCAAAATACGATCGAATTACTTGGCGCTTCATTTATCGCAGACGAACCCTCAATCTTTGGAAGTCCAAACCAGGAATACATTGATCGAGAGATTGATTGGTATTGTAGTGGTAGCACTAATATTAATGATATTTATGCTGGGGAGCGTGCTGCTCCTGAAGCATGGAAATATGCTGCCAACAAGCATGGAGAAATCAATTCAAACTATGGTAGACTGATCTTCGATGATATATATTATAGGCAGTATGAAAACGTCCTAGAAGAATTAGCAGATTCAAATGATACTACAAGACGTGCTACAATGGTTTACAACCGACCAAGCATCTGG